ATTTCTTTTGTGATTAGTTTATCGACCTTTGTAACTGCGGATGAATTAGGTTTTTGGCCATCACCTATTAGTCGAGCCTTTTGTAAGAGTAAGTCTGAATACTTCATGTATTTTCCGCCTACTTCCTTCATTACACGGATGATTCTTTCTTCTTTCTTTTCACCAGTCCAATTCTTGTCTATGTAATCATAGAACTCTTTTTCTTTATCTCCTGATAATTCTGCTGGTGATGTAATACCAAACTTCTTCATCGCTTTCTTGAAAAAATCATGGTATTCTGATCCTTCGGATGATATTTTTGCAGCAGTATCAATCAAAGATTGTGATAAATCTTGTATGCTCATTGGTTTAATTCCCCTTTTTCAAAGTAGTTGAACAGCTTGTCTTTACCCTCTTCGTTTAATCTTAACGACTTTGAGAGGCGACCTAACATATTTCGTTCGGTGAGTTTTTCTACCGTCTTTTCAAGAGATAACTTTTCTTCTTCGACTTCTTCTTGGATATGTCCTGATCCACCACAGTTAGGACATTCTGTAGTGTCCGACACTACTTCTTCTTGTCCATCTATTTCATTAAGAAGTGATGCTATTTCTTCCTCTATAGGATCAGGCTTTGCTGTTTCCTCTTCGAGTCTGGGCAGTTCCTTCTGTGCTGGAGCACTGTGACTTCGAACTTGCTCAAGTTTTTCCTTCCAGTTTTCTGATTTGTAACTCATAGTGTTATTTATATATTCTCAATCCTTATTATTAGATCACCATCTCCTTTAAGCCATCTATAAGACTGCTTGGCCGATAATGGATACTGTTGACCTACTTCTAGGGCTACAGGTGATCTATCTTTATATTCCAACTTCCAATTATACCCACTTAATACATTAAACTTGTGGGGAGCTGAATCCCTTTCGTATATTAACTCATCTTGAGAAGTTTTAAAAGGAATTCTCCTAACAATATAATGTTGGGTAGTTCCGTGCTTCTCTAATAATTCGTCTCTGTATGGTTTACGAGTAATAGTTTCCATCGTGCTATGTCATCCATTATGTCTTTTCGTTGTTTACTGTTAAGTTCCTTTACCACAAATTCCTCATTATAAGGAAAACCTTTTAACGGATTTTGAAAAACTTGAGAGAAATTCTTCTTCAATCTTTTCTTTTGTTCGTGAAATGCTTTTTCTTGTTCTTTAACGAAACTGTCTACTCGTTGGCCGGGCGTATCTTCAGCATAGGATATTCTAACTTCATCAGTTCCTATTTCTAATACACCGTTATCGTGTTTGTTGCCTAATTTTGTCATTTGTTTTTAAACGCTGCTACAGCCATTTGTATGATTTTATCCTTAGTCTTACCCTTAAATTGAGGTGCATCTGAATCTAAAAAATCCTTGATATAATCATCCTGTGTTGCATTTTTACCTAAAGCCTCTGTTACTTTAAGTCCTAATTTCTTTTGATACTTATTGATCTGTTTTAATAGAGTCTTTTTTTCGTTCTTATTCTTTGTGTTAAGATACTTTTGCATGAGATCAATCATTGCATCAGAATCGATACCTTCTCTTAACCGTGGTTCTTTTCTATTAAAGTTTTGTGATACAATAGAAAGATTAGATTTATCGTTGTTCATAGGATTATTATCCTTGTGATGAACATCCTTTCCTTTAATGTCCTTTCTATTCTTTAATGATCTTCGAGCTTCATTCCGTTTAGCTCGTCTTGCAATCTGTTCTTTCTTACCATGGTAATTTGCGTATTCTCTTTTATAATCTCTTTCTTCTTCCCTATATCCCTTTTTTTTCAAGTCTTTCTTAAACTTTTCAAGTGATGGTTTGTTTTTGAATATTTCCATATCAAAGAAATCACTGCCATCTTTGTGTTTCTTTTTACCATCGTGGTAACTTACAGTATATTTTGCCTTACCTATACCATCTGTTTGACGAAAGGTTTTCTTACCTTCTTCAATTTCGTCACCAGCCTTAATTGCATATTTCCTTTGTAGAGTTTCCATTTCTTTCTTCTCTTTCTTAAAGGCAGGTGAACCGTATGGTAAATCCATAAGTTTGTTCATGTGTTGAAGTATTCGAACTCTGATCTTCTCGGGCATTTTAGAATGAAATTCACCTAAGAAGTCTTCTATTTGATAAGAATTTCCTCTTTTAGAAAGTTTAATACCAAATTCTTTTGCCATTTTTACTTTTTTCTGAAAACTAGCTTTCCGTAATTGAGCCAGCAACCTGTCGGCACCCATTTGATCTGCTGCAGATATAGTAGGAATAACTAAAGGTTTTTCTTCAAGTGATTCGCTGGTAGCCGATGCTTTTGCTCTGGCTTCCTTACGTCTAGCTTCTGCTTCTGATTTATTTTGTTGTTGAATTTGATCATTTGCAGCTTCTTTTTCATCACCTCTTTTTTGTGCATCATTTTCTCTCTCGTGACGGAGTTTTAATGCATCAACTTCTTTCTCATGTTTTGCTTTGAGATTTTCAACCTCACCTGATTGTTTTGCTTTAAGGTTTGCAGCTCCAACTGCGTCTTCATAGAGACGCCATTTCTCATGGTCTCTAAATGGTTTAGTATAGACAGGTTCCTCTATAGGAGTCTTATTTGGTATCTGTCTGCGAATGTATTCTAATTGATCCATAATACTATTTATGTATTCTTGCCGGCGTTTGCTTTCTTAAGTAGTTCAAACTCTTTCCATGCTACTGCTTCTTTATTGGAAGGAAACTTAGATGCCCATGTCATTACAGAACCAAAAAGTTTACTTGCTTTCTTCAAAAACGCTGCATAAGTATCATCATTTTTAACTTCAACAAAATCCTTACCAAACATACCTTTAAATGCTTTAACATTCTTTTGTGCATTTTCCCAATCAGCTTGAACAATCTTTTCGGGAAGTTTTCTTGCTCTTTCAGAATTTCTATCCTGTGCATTTGCAAGTGAAGTGTTTACATAGATCATCTTATATTCATATCCAAGTTTATCTAACATCTTCTTATACGTTTGAATCTTACTTCTCTTTGCACTGGTAGTGTCAAAGATTAAACCAAGTCTACCACCAATATAACCATCTAACTGTTTCCCAGTTATTTCTTTTGCTCTAGCCCGAATAGGGTCTCTGATAATTGCATCCATAGTTCTCAAATCTAAAGAATGTCCTGCTTTCTTTAATCCCCTCTCAAATGCAGCGTCAGTATTAACTAATCTAAGACCTAATGATTTTAAGTGAAGTGCCTTTACAATGGCTGATTTACCACTGCCGGGCCCACCCATAAGGAACACTGCCTTGAAGATACCTTGGTCATATACCCCTTCTGTTATGAGGTCTTCTACCATATAATGAGGTAAGTTACCTTCGTTAATTCCCATACCTTTTCTGACTGCCTTATATAACTTCTCAGCGTGCTTTGCACCTGATTTAGGGACTCCTTGTTTAAAGTTATCAAAGTCTCCGTCTTCTGCATACTGTCTCATCTTCGATGCACTCATACCTGATACATCATCTGCATCAGGATCACGTTCTCCAGCTGAAACTACTTCAATATTATCAAAGTTATAAAATCCATGTCTTGCTTTAACACTATTGTATTTCTTAATAAGAACATCAAATTCTCTAACTCTATCAGACCCAACTACCATTCTTATGTTCTTATATCCCTGTTCATATAACTCATGGACTATATTGAATATCGTTCTTGATGGTGAGTCCACCACATCAACTTTTCTACCAAAGAATAATCTTAAATATTTGATCTTATCTTTGTGTGAAAGTGGATTTTTTCTTTTATCGTTTGAATGAGAAGTAAAAATTATAGGTTGAAACCCCTTACTCACTTTAATAAGTCGGTCTACTAACTTTGCGTGTCCTGTAGTAGGCGGATTGAACCGTCCAAAGGTGAAACAAGCACCCTTATCTTTTGCTTCAAATATGTTGTAAAATGTTTTCTTCATTAATCACAGTCCTCTTTCATTTCATCTGATGCCTTTGTTTCCCATATAGATGGTATGATTCCGTGTATGAATAATATAAAAGCGAATCTCCACGCACAATATAAGTGCTTTGTATAACTCATGTTGGTATCTTTTAAATGTTGAAACATTAGTCTATAGCCTCAAAACTATCCTTTTTTACTCCACAATCGGGACATTCCCAATCGTCGGGAAGGTCTTTAAAAAGAACTCCCTCTTCTTCTTCGTCATATTCATGCCCACATATAATACATTCATATATCATAGCTGCCTCATTAATAAATTGATCATAATTAATAATAGAATTCCTAAAAAAGCAAGAACCCACCCTATATGAAATTTATAATTTATTATCTTATTCCACACGGTTTAATAAAAGCTCTCCCCACATCCACACTGACCACTGACATCAGGATTTTTAATTTTAAATGACGATTGAAAACTTGATTCTTCAAAATCTATTTCCACGTTTTCTACGTAATTATAACTAACAGGGTCTACCACTAATCTAACTTCTTCTCCTATAACGTAATCATCCATCTTAATTTCATTGTCAGATTGAACTCCAAAGGTATATTGAAAGCCAGAACAACCACCACCTTGGACAGCCAATCTGACTACTTCTGATGAAGGTTTTATAAACTCTTCAAGTCTTTTTATTGCCTTGTCTGTTAACGTTATCATTTGTCCCAGCTTTTTGCAGCGTTAAAATTATTTGCACTAAACTCCATTCTGTCCACGAGTTTTACTGCTTTACCATCATTATCAATAGCAACATATCCTTCGGGACTAACTACTTCAAATCCCTTATCGGTTTTCTTAAAGGTTCCAATACTCTTTACTCGATTTAAGGCAGTGACAATAATCTGTTTTGCAGCCACCAACTTATCTTGAAATGTCGCAAGATTATTTATCATTTTATCTATTGATCTAAGTTCTCTCAACAGTTGTGTTTTTATTTCTTCTTTGGTTGCTCTAGTTTGTATTCTCTTAAGTTTTGCAATAACTTTCTCATCCCAATAAACTTCTGCGTGTTTCAAATAATCCTTTGCATTTGGATGAAATGATCCACCTCGTATTAAAGCATTAGTATACGTTTTATATGATGCTCCAGCAGCACCCTTATTATTGAATTCCTTTTGAACTGCATTAAATTTATCTAAATCTTTCTTCTTAATCCCGTGGAACGCTTTTCCAGCTGCAGTTAAAGCCCGAGTCAAAGCTAAGGTTTCTTTGGCTGTCATTGAACTATTTCCGTGGACATCTTTAAATGTTGCATCATCAACCCATACATCTGAACTGTGTCCTAGACCTTTAATGTTTGCACCAAATGATGCACCTAAATCTTCTAGTGATCCACCTGTATATGTGGTATGAAATACTATCCCCAGTTTTGCACTAGAAACCTTCTTGCCTAAGTCAGAATCAGCTTGAACTGCATATAGTATAGTATTAGGTTGAAAAGTGATATAATTTTCACCATCTATCTTTTTCGTTTTCTTATCGCTACTGGTAAACATAAGATCACCTTGTAGGATGTTTTTAAAAGATAGTTTTGAAAGATATTTGAATGATTCTAAGAATTTAGATTCAAGATCACCACTCAACTCTGTTGCATCTTTGATTTGTTGTTCTGATGAATAATATAGTGGTGTCTTATTGAATAAAGATTTCTTTGCAACAAAGAATTGATTGGTTTCGGGATGTTTACCCGCCCAAATAGCTGGAGCGCCATCCCATTTGACAGTCATATTGACTCTTGAGTTTGCTCTACCCTTCATCATATCTCTTAAACCTAATAAAAAGTAAAGAGATTGACGACCACCATCAATACCCTGATTGATAATTTCGTCTTCTAGATGTTCTAAATGTAGATTTTTAACTGCCATAATAGTAGAGTATACACCTTTTAATGTGCTTGTCTACTATTTATAAAGGAAGCTAGTCGTGTTCAGTGCCATCAAGACCCGCATCAATCTGTGCTTGAGCATGATCCCGATAAGCTGTTAGTTTTGTAACTTCTGCTTGAAGTGTAGGAATTTCGTCTGTGTCTGCTGAAGGTATTGCTGAGCCGGCATCGTCCCATGTTTTCCAATTATCAAACCAAATCTTTTCATTACCTGTAGATGATGTAGATGCAGATGGATTTGCAGTTCTCCATGCAGACCAGTATCCTACAGCACCGTCTGCTGTTATTGGGTATGCTGAACCAGTGAAAAACTCATTATTATTTCCACTTATCCAATCAATAGTTTTAGAACAACGGTTGATTAACGTGTTTAATGCTGTGATATCTTCTGAATATAAAGGCATAAGTATCTCCTATAGAGATATTTATGATTTCGAGAGCGGTGCCGAGTGCAATTTCTCGTCTATTTTCAATATTTTTTTTGAAATTTCTTTCTCTGAATCAGAATCTGACTCTTCTTTTGCAGCGCGTAAAGCCTTCTTAAGTAGGATTTTTCTTTCGATACTCCTTATAACTTCTTGAGACTTCAAGTTCTTGGTCATCACTCTACGCTACAAAATCCTCACCGACCTGCCATGCACATCCAGTTAGACCGCCTGCTTGTAATGCTTGTAAAGTTCTAAGAACTTCATCAACGTTACGACCAGTGTCTAATGCATTTATTGATGCGTGTTGTATAACACCATCGTCATCAACAATATAGGTTGCTCTATAGCAAACACCATTATCTTGATCAACGATTCCTAATTCGGAAGATAGACCTAATCCTGTATCTGCAACTAATGGATGTCTGATCTCTCTAATTAGAGCTAGAGAATTTCTCCATGCCTGTTTACAGAATTCATTATCTCCACTAAATCCAAATACATTGACTCCTTCATCCACTAATCTATCAAACTGAGCTATTTCAGTTGGACATATGAATGTAAAGTCTTTTGGATAGAAATAATAGACAGACCAATTTTCATTTTCACTGTCGTTAAAGACGCCTAGATTGTTATCTGCGTCTACCCCTTCGAGTTCGAAGTTGGGAAATTTTTCACCTACTGTTATCATAATATACCCCTGTTTATTATTTATTACATATTAGCTTGGCAAGTTGGGTAAGCGTCACTGCCAGTATATCGTTGAATTAGACTACCGTTAGTTCGACTTATTTTCTCACACCATTCTCTTTCCATGCCTGATTTATAATTATAGTTCCAAAGATGAACACTCTGTTTTTCAAACACCAATTCATCATCATTCATTAGATAATAAGTCATGTTATCCCTTTCGTTTATCCCTGTAGGCATTGCATAAAGATCATTAAAAACTTGATTGATTGTTGAAATATCTCTGCTTTGAACAACGTCAGAAACGTTATAATCAAAATAAGAATTCAAGGTATTTAAGAACCTCAACTCTGTATATGCTTGATTAACACATTCATTTGTTGCACGTTTTTCGTTTCCCCACGTCTCTCCATACTGAGCTAGGGTTAAATGACAGCTGTTATCATTGTCTTTTATAAATCTGATAAAGGTTCGACCTATACCATTATTATCCTCTATAGACATATGGACATAACGTCCAGTGACAACAGTGTCACCTAAACTCTCATAGTTTTCTGATATCGTTGTATCAGCATTTGCTTTGATATTTGCTAAAGTTATTGAAACTGGATCACCATTTCCATCTAGAAGCTGTCCTGACGAATTTGCAACTAAGTTGCTATAAGCATGACGCCTAGAGTATTGAAAATAGTTATCTAATTCCTCAGGAATAGTCTTCGATACTAAATGAAATGTTACCGTATCGAACGGCGTTCCG